CTGCATGACCTTGGAAAGGCCTTCTGCAACATCACTGAAGAAGAGCTGGTCGCCTTCTCCGACCCATTCTTTGATGTATCTTTCGGCTTCCTTCGCAATATCGAACTTGTTGTAAGCATCTGCCGCCAAACGGAGTTCCTGGTATGTGGCGTCATGGTTCTTATACCGTTCCTCAACCGCCGCATAGAGTGCCTTGAGATCCGCCTTTTCGGCTACGGCAGCCGCGTTTGCCTGATCAACAAGGTTCTTACGTTCCTGTTTGTATGTGTCGATATAACCTTCAACCGTAGATTTTGTATATCCGTTGTTCCGGAGATTGGCAGCCGCAAGGGACATTTTCCCCGCAAACTCACCGCTTGTCTGTCCATAGGTAATGGCACGGACGATGTTGCTCAAACGCTTTTGCAGTCCGTCCAGTTCCGCTCCGTCGGTAATGCCCTTCGAAATCAGTTCACCAATACGCTTTCCAAGGTCTGTCACATACTCACTGGTCTTGTCCCACTGTTTGTCAGTGAACTCGACCAGACTGTCCGGATTGTCATACTGACCAGAAAGCATAATCGGAATCCGGATGTTTTGTTTGCGGAGAAGAATCAGAGCATTCGTCTGTGCAACAAGGTTACTGATGTCTGTCGAAAGATTCTTCAGTTCTTCGTCTGTCTTCAGCGAAATGGCAATCGGATAATCCTTTTCAAGAACGGTGAGTGCTTCCCCAACCTTTTGCTTGGCGTCCTCTTCATCTTTAATTCGGGCTTTAAGGATATCGACTTCAGCCGTCGCTTTCGGATTGAAGTAAGACAGGACATTATTGCGAATGGTTTCTGCGTCTTCTTCAACGTCACCGTAAGCATTTTCAGCCGCCCTTACCTGATAACTGGTGATCATGAATCCAAGCGCAATGCCAACACCAGCGATTGCACCAACTGCTCCACCAGCTGCTCCGAGTCCAAGACCCGCCAGCGCCGCCTGACCAACCCAGTATCCTCCGAATCCGGATGCCGCCAGACCACCAATGGCCGTCAGGACATTGGCGGGAGTAAACCCGTTGTCCGCTATGCTTGCCCCTGCTGCGGCGGAAAGAGCAAATCCGATGACCGACATGATGATTCCGCCCTTGAGCATGGTGATCTTGTCAAGCACGGACTCCACCCCGTTGGCAATCTTCCATGCGAGGAGTGCCGCACCAATCGCACCGGCAATCGTCTTGATGGTTTCAAAGTTGTCCTTGATGAAGTTGACGAAGTCCTTGATTTTCCCTTCGAACACGCCAACTTCTTCAAACATGTTCAGATAGTCTTCCGCAGCGGAAGCCGCTCCGCCACCACCACCGCCGCCTGCGTTGCTCTGAATGATGTTCAGTTCGTCCCAGTCAGCCAGCAGGTCTTTGACCGCCGCGCCGGCCCCCTTGGCGGCTTTTGTCTGATCCTTATAGGCGTTGGTCGTTTTTGTGATGGCCTTTGTCCAGGATGTCTGTCCGTTCAGCAGGGCAAAGAACTGGTTGAGGTAGTTGATCCCCTGAATCAGCCAGTTGATGACCGTCTGCAACGCCGGCACCAAAGCAGACAGGAGCGGAGATACCGCCGCGCCGATGGAGTTCTTGAACGTCAGCAGGGACGTTGCCGCACTGTCCATCACCGGGGCGAAACTCGTTCCGACGGCCTGGCTGTAGTAGTATACGTTCTGTACGCCTTCGCTGATGCCAGCCGAAATCTGCCGGATCACATACCGGAGTGCGCGCATGGTCGCAATGCTCTTGAACCGTTTAATCAGTCCGGAGAGCGTCGGGAACATGGCACTGACGCTGGATTTGAGTTTCTTCCATGTAATGGTGGATTCTTTGGTAGAATCATTGGCAGTATCCTGCGCGTCCTTCAGACCCTGGATTTTGTCCTGAAGGTTCTGAATGGCGATTGCCCGGTCCGCGATCTGCTGGGTGGACAGTTTGTTGTTCTGGATGTCTTCCGTCAGGGACTGTTGCAGGCTTTGGAGTTTTGCCTGCATCAGGTCTACCTGGCTGACATCGCCCACAAGGCTCTTCACCATATCCGAAGCACTGCTCTGCGGTACGCCAAGGCTTTCGAAGAACTTCTGATTGGCTTCGGACAGTTCCTGTCCGGCCTTCCCCATGTTATTGAACCTGGCGTACTGATCCTGCAGCTCGGCGACCTTCTGCTTGACCTCATCAACGGTCATGCCGAACTTACGTGCCGTCTGCTCCAGGGCGTACTGCTGTTCGTTCTTGGTGCCTTCGCCGTGCAGCCACTCGGACATCAGATCCCGTTTTCCGCGTCCAACGCCCGGGCGGTATCCGTTGTACCACTCCTCAAAGGTCTGTTCCCGGTTTGCGGCATACTTGGTCGCCATCTCGGCATGAAGTTTTTTGGCGTTCTGATACCATTCTTCAGACTCGACCTTCCCCTGCCGCATACTGTCAACGGCTTCGGTGATGCTGCTCTGAACCTGTGAAACGGCCTGGGATGTTTCCGTGAAGACTCCGTTCAGCTGATCCGCATTCTCAAGGAGCAGATCCGCTTCGCTCGCCCGGTCGGTGTACTTTCTGCCAATGCCTTGGGAAAAGTTGATGTACTCAGCCAGATTCTTGAACCCTTCGACCTTGCTCCCGCTCCAGTTAGCGCCCTTGTCCAGCCGCTTCATCAGGTCGTCAATGGCCTTGGTCGCTTCCCGGGCGTTCCCGGCAATGACCATCTCTTCCGAGGACATCCTCTGCATGTTCGGCAGGGACACGCCCACGGCGTCGCTGAGCAGCGATACGGTATCCGACATATCCCGGAAGATTCCGGGAAGAGATGTGACGGTGTCCGGGATGAACTTCATCAGGTCGAGTCCGGCATACCGTTCGTTGTCAGAGATCTGTTCAAGGCTTGAGATGACTGCGTCCGACACATCCTGAGCGGCACTCTGGGCTTCCGGCATGGCGTTCTGAAGACCGATGGCAAGACCTTCTCCGGTGTCCATACCAAACCCTTCGGTGATCTTGGACGGCGAGTGGACATCCAGACCTGTACGGATGGCGTCAATGATTACATCGGCCAGTTCCTGCGCAATGGCAATCAGACTTTCCTTGCTTTCTTCCATGTCTCTTGCCAGTCCGGCGGCCGTATCCGACCCGGCCTGTACGTAGGCGGACGTGTTCAGACCCATCATGCCCATCCGCCAGTCCCCGGCAGCGGCAGATGCGTTGTTCATATGTTCCATCGCCGTAGCACCGTTCTGCATCGCTTCGGCGAAACCGTTCAGGATTTCTGCGTCCCCTTCCAGTGCCTGAATGTTGTCGTGAAGGGTCGCCAGGTTGTTGATAGACGAACCGTCGCCCCACTTTCCGGCGACGGCAAGGCGCAGTTGGTTCAGCTGAGAACCAACATTGCCGATATTAAAACCAGACACAGCGTTCTGGAGTTCTTCAAAGTCTTTTGCTTTCAGACTGAAGGAAGTGACCTTGCTCAGCTGAGCCATGGATTTCCCGAAGTCATTCAGGATCTTGATGGCAGGGATTGCATCCTTGATCCCCGTCGCAAACGTGGCGACCTCCTGTCCCAGTTTGGAAATCCCCAGTCCGCTTCCTTCGCCGATAGCTGTCTTGACACGCGTAAGCGCGCCAGCAAGAGCGGATAGTCCCTTGCCTGCTTCACTTGAATTGTCCCGTATCTCTAGATTCAGTACTCCAACATCAGGCATGGTCTTGTCCTCCTCGCTGACGCGCCCCGTATTCTTACTGCCCAGCAGATACCGGCTTTTGCTCCTTTTCCAGTCGCTTGTTCTTTTGCAGAACCGCTGACTGGAACATCGCCATTGCCAGTTTCATCTGGTCTTCTTCGTGTTTCTTCCGATCCGTTTCCCGCTTTTCCGCCTTTGCCTTCTCCAGGAACGGCTTATCCGGGTAATCCGGCAACTGCGTGGCTTCTTTTACGTTCAGCCCGCCAACCAGGAGCGGCACACACTGCAGCACGCTGATGATGTACTGTCCCATGTACCAGTTGTTCCGGTCAGCCAGTAACTGCTCGTTTTCCATCCGCATCTGGTATGCTTTCCGGAATGCGATCTTCATTCCGTACTCGCCGTCCCAGTACTGTTCCGGCGTCATGCCCATCAGCAGATAGTGTGGAAACAGTTCGTCAAATATATCGCCATACGGGGTTGGACTCGTCTGCTCGGGTTGTTTTTCCTCTGTCAGACGGTCTCCCACGTAGGGTCTGCGTTCTCATCCTCGCCATCCGGATTCGCCATCAGTTCCTCCAGCGGCTTCATGTAAAGCTTGGTCAGTGCAGCCAGAAGTTCGTCCTTCCGGTTCTGCTGCTTCCAGATCTCCTTGGCCTGGTCGGGCGTAATGCCCTTGTGGTGTGCCTGGAACGATCCAAGGAACAGATCGTCAATCATCGTGTACGGATAGTCCGTATCGATCTTGAACCCGCGCCGTTCCATGTTCTTGACGACCCGGGCGTTGAACTCCAGGGTATACTTGGTTCCTTCCTTATCGGAGATGATCACCTTGGAAAAATCTTTTTCTGTCGCAGCCATTGGCTTGCCTTCCTTTCTCGCCGAATCAATCGGCACAGTCTTTTTTCTCGGCATAACAATGCCTCCTTGTTTAAAAGGAAGGGGAGAGAGAGGATGTCCCTCTCCCCTCTTCACTCATCCCATCAGGTGGTGCTGAAGACGATAACCGTCGCAGGCGTGCAGTTGATGGTCATACCGACCGCCTCGTTCACGCCTCCGCCGGAGATGCCGGCGGAAATGTCGCCGGTCCAGCTGAACTTGCCCATGTGGCCGTCCGGGATCTCGTTGCCCTGTGTGCCAGAAGCACCGAACCACACGGCGTAGTCATACTGATGGCCTTCCAGCGCATTAACAGCGCTGTAGTTGTCCGGAGTGTAGTTCGCACCGAACTGGAACTCGGACGTGTCACCGATACCATTGATGTAGGTCCGCATGTAGTCGGACAGGCTGGTGATGTCAATCCTCTCCTTCGGAGGAACCAGATCCGGGAAGGAGGTGATGTCGATCAGCTTTTCATAGCTGCCCGCCGTGGTCGTGCGGTACATCAGGTAGGTCTGATAGGTGGAAATACCTTTCACTGCCATAGTTTTGCTCTCCTTTCATGAGTTTCGGATACAAAAAACGCATGATGCGTGGGTAAAACCCAAACTCGCAATCATGCGTCTTGTATGTGATTCAGTTGCCGTCAGCCGTCGCGGTAGATGTTCCCGTCCCGGTCGATCACCGCTTCGTATCGGGCCGTATACCGGAATACTTCCGTACTGTCGAAGTTGTCCAGGTAATCCCCGCTGATCCGGGTGAACCCCATGGCGATCATCGTGTCGTCCGCCGTCTTGTACAGTGATCGGCACGCTTTCTTGCTCATGGCGTAGCAGTCCATCTGGTACATGATTCGGGAGAAGTTCTCTACTGGCGTGGAACTCTGCCGGTTGCCAACTGTCGTATTGGACAGTTCGTAGAGCGACAGAGCCGGGAACGCCGTCGGGGACGGAACGTAGATACTGGATACCTTTCCTTTGGCACAAATAGGAGTGGCAACCTTGGCGACCTCATTGAAGATATTCACTTCATAGTCGATCATCCGTTCTCACTCCCTTACACAATGTACTCGGTAATGATCCTGCACCCGTCCTTTTCGGCTTCCGCCGCCAGTTCCTGCAGCGTATCCCACATGAACGGCTTCGGCGGTTGTCCCTGGGACGTGTAGAACTTGCCGTCCCGCCGGTTCTTGTAGACCCATCCACGAAACTCTGTACCGTCGCTCTTGCTCATCATGCCGTACATCTTTGCCGGTCGGTATTTATACGTTCCGGAAGGATGCCGTGCCGTTCTGCCGCTGGAGCGGGCGACCAGTTCCTTGTGCTTCTTTGCGTACAGGTTGGTCATCCGTTTCCCGTTCTTGAAGTAGTAGTTCCCTGTTCCGAAACCATACTCCACGAACACGGCATAACTGATGTTCCCGTACGCTCCGTCGCCACCGTCGTAGCCAAGGTCGCCTGGTGTACCGGCGACGATGTACCCATGGCCGACGGTGCCGTCAGCCTTCTCGACGTGGATGCTCCTTCGAAGGGCTCCCGTCTGCGTCTTCACGTATCCGGTCACCTTGATCTTTGCGATCATGACTCCCTTGTTCAGGAGGTAATCGACCAGGGAGTCCATGGCGTCCCGAATCTGCCACTGAAGCATGTTCACTTCATGAATCGCCGCATCGATCGATTCCGGATCGAGCGTCATGGTGATGTTCTTCAGGACAAACTCACCCATTACGTTTCACCTGCCGGTTCTTCGTACTGGTCGCCGTGGTCTTCCGCCATCTGCTCCAGTGCGACGGTCAGCGAGTTGATGCTCGGACGTACCGCCGTGATGCGGTACTTCTTGCCTTTCCACACGATGTACCCGGTTTCTTTGATGTCCAGGTTCGGATCACCGAGAACCAGTACATGCGTGTATCCGATGTCGATGCCGTTGAACGCCTGTACGACCGACCCGCTTGGAGATGAGATGTTTCCTTTGTACGTGACAGGGGCTTTATACTCCGGCTGCCACTCGCCAGTATGCATCCCGTTCTCGTCCAGGTCGGTCTGAAGACCTGTGTAGGCATAGTACTCAAATTCCGTCATGTTCCTGCGCAGACACTTCATGCGACCACCGCCTTACCGAATCGCCTGACAGAATGGCGTGACTTCTTCCAGCATCCCGTCCGGGATATCCGCCGAACCGTAGTTGCGGTGGATGCCGTTCTCGATGTGCTGGATCTGCCCTTCCGCCCCGATCTTGTTGATCATGTAGTTGGCGATCTTCAGTTGGACAGCCGTATAGCGGTCCGGTACTTCCAGTCCGTCATAGGACTCTTTGTACGGATACATGCGATTGAGGATCTTCTGCCCAGCCAGTTCCAGGTAGACTTCCAGGATGCCCTGATCCGTATCGTCCCCCGGCATCATCCGCCGGAGCATATCGACTTTCCGCTCCATGGTCATCCTGTTTCGCCCCCTTTACTTGCTGGCCTTCCGGCGTGTGGTCGCCCGCTTCGGCTCGGATTTCGGTTCTTCATTCGGAGTTTCCTCCGCTTTCAGCCCTTCGGCTTCCGGGATGGAAAGCTGTTCAACGGCTTCCACGGTCGCCTTCGGCTCTGAAATCTCTTCACCGGCGTGATACCACCGGCCGTTCACCTTGATGTTGTGTGTCGCCTTCATGGTGAAACCCCTTTCATATGAAATCTTGCCTGGGTACGCACCGCATGGATGCGTACCAGGCAAAACTGTCAGGTCATCAGAAGACCTTCAGCAGGGCGACTTCGTCCATGCGCTCATAGCTGGGCAGCACGATCTCGGAAGCAAAGGTGTTCACGTTCACCGGGTTGACCGTGGTCTCCTGGGTGATGGCGATGCCTTCGTTCACGATCTGCACCGGAGCGACGGACTTGCCCATCAGGTCGGCTTCTTCGGGAGTCGTGCCATAGCAGGTCTCACCGAGGGCACCGGCGGGGATCAGGGCGACGTAGCCGTCGGGAACGAACTTGGCCGCGACCTTGCTCTCGTTCCGGTACTGCTTGTCGTACAGGACGATGCCGTCCAGATCGTTGGTGTCCTTCAGGATAGCGATGATCTCGTTATCCGTCAGGTAGCCGAACGCCGCGCCGGACTTGGTCAGGTAGCGGTTCTTGATGTTCTTGTTGGCACGGAGCTCCTTGAAG